GGAGGATGTCATGGGGCCGGACTGGTAGCGCGAAATCAATCGTTGCAACAGTGCGGATGAGCGTCGCACGCTGTCATTATGAGCGTATCGGTCGAGGGCGGACAACAAGGCGGCGGTGCAGCTTCTGCGCAAAATGCGCGTTCGTCGAAGCTGGCGGAGTTTGTCTACACGACGTTGTTCAGTCGCTGGGCGACCAACCGTGCGGCGGTGCTGGAGGCGAAATGGAACCGGAATCGCAATGCTGCGAATTCCACGGACGCCGACGAGAAGCCAGGTTCCAGCCGGGAGAAGGCTGAGGAATGGCAATCGGCCGTCTACTACAACCACACATCACAGAAGATTGAGACGGTTTATGCCTTGGGCACGGATATGCTGTTTCGCGGGGGCGAGGTGGCGTTTTGCCTGAAGGATGCGGCCAAAGGGCCTGTTGATCGGGCTGTGCCGCAGGACCAAACGACTGCGCAGGACCAGGCGCGCGAGCAGGCCGAAGCTTTGATCCGGCGCCAGTTGCAGGCATCTCGCGGTGCGGAGCAGTTGAGTTTGGCATTCAAGAGCATGCTGGAGTACGGGGAGTGCTGGGCAAAGACGTATGAGCATGACATACCGCTACCGCGGTGGGTGCCGCGGGCGCGGGGCAGTAATGCACTGGTCCGGCGCGTGGAATTGAAGGCTGCGCGGGCGGTGGAATACCGATCCCCCTGGGTGATGTACTGGGATTTGGAATCGGGTGACCCGGCCCAGGGCGAGGGGATTGTCGAGCGAAAATGGGTGTCGGCCGATTATGTGCGAGACCTGCTGGATGAGCCGGATGATGGGTTTTATGACCGGACCGCTCTGAAGGCTGTGTTGTCGGGTGCTACGGCGTCGGCTGGTGGTGCGACGAGCGCGGATGTTCCTCGACTACGTGATTTGTCGATGCGGACGCGCGGCATTGAGTTGCTGGAGTTCTGGGGGCGCGTGCCGAGGGACTACGTCAAGGCTTACTTGGCTGCGAAGAGACGCCTGGCTGCGGCTGGCCATGAAGAAAGCGAACCGGTTGGGACGGAACCGGAGTTGGCGCGATCCAAGGTTGAAGTGTTTCTACAAATGGCGGATGGGCACATTATTGCCCTCGTTGTTCGCGAGCCTGGCGCCTCGCGGCCCTTTCACCGCGCTGTGGCGGAGGATGCGCTGGACGAGGTGGCTCCGCGCGGAGTCGCTGACAACGTTGCTCCATTCCAGACGGTACTCAACACGCTGCTGCGCGGGATCGTGGATAATCTGTCGGCCGTGAACAAGTTGATTCTGGCTTGTCGGCGTCGTGCGTTTGTGACGCAACCTGAACAGGCCCTGAGCAACGGCAAGGCTACGGCGATCCTGGAATTGCAGGACGAAGACACGGGTGAGTCCCTGGATTCGGTATTCCGCCAGGTGAAGATTGATCCGCTGTTACAGGAGCTGCGGCCCGCCTTTGAGTTCATGCACCAACTGGCGGATCTGGGCGGGAACATTCCTCGGGCGGAACAGGGCGCGGAGTCTACTGTCGCTATGACAGCGTACGAGCTTCAGGCCCGCTTGGACCGATCTGGCAAGTACATTGCGCGTCTTCTTCGAAACTTCGACCAACTCGTTGAGAAGATTGTCGACGAAATGTTCGCATTCAACCAGGAGGATGAAGCCACGCCGTTGTCGAGCAAGGGCGATTTCCGGGTTGTTGCGCAGGGGTTTGCGGCATTCGAGAACCGGATAGTGCGGTTGCAGAAGCTTTTGCAGTTGCTCAACCTGATATCTGCGAGTCCGGATTTGCTGAACATGACGAATCTGCGGTGGCTCCTGACTGAGATTGCCAAGGCGATGGATTTGGAAAGCGACATGCTGCTGAAAAGCGAAGAGCAACTACAACAGGAAGCGGCGGCGCGCGAGCAATCGGCGGCTGCGGCCCTGGAGCGGTTGCAGGTTGCTACGGGCGAGGCGAGTGTCGAACTGTTGCGGGCCAGGACTGCCAGGGAGCAGGCAGGCGCAGGAAAATTGCTGAAGGATGCGCAGTTGGGCGAGGAGCGCTTGAAGATGGATCGTGCGCGGACCATTGCTGACCTTTCCGGGCGCGCGCGCGCAATGGCGCAGACAGATATTGCAACACCGGGGATGATCGGCGGAGCATAGCGACATGGACATCGAGGCATATACAAACCGCGAGCAAGTGATTCGGGATTTCGCCTTCCTGAAGAGGGAACGATTGGGCGCTGAATTACTGGCTTCTATGGAGCGGCGCGTAGAGGAGGAGATGCGTGCGATTCGGCGGGCTCCGGAGATTGTATCGACCGGCCCTATTGCACGCGATATTAGGTATCGCCTGGGGTTTGCCGCTGGCTGTGAATTTGTGGGGCAGTTGCTGGACGCTGCCGTTGAATGGGTGGATATGGAGCAAAAGAGGAGTCAAGATCATGATGTGTAGTCGATTCTCGATGGTGTGGGTGATGGTTATTGTGGTGGCGTTGTGCGGTTGGTTGCGGGCTGAGCTGCCGGATAGCCAGTCCTGGAATCACACTGGCGAGAACAAGTTCAATGGGCCAGTGCAGTTGAACGGCCAGTTGTACAGGTCGGGGACGCTACTTGATCTGTCCGCCGACGAGCTGTTGCGGCTGGACCGCCAAACGTACATGACGTGGTTTGACGATTTCATCTATGTGCCCATGGACTCGGCGACGAACACGCTGGGTTGGATGGCGGCGGGAGATGCTGATGGATTCGGGCTCCAGCTTGCAGGCGTATCTGGCACGAATGGTGTGTATCATCTCTACTCGAACACAAACGTGAACGACGAGGCGTATCGCCAACTGGGAGCGTTTGGTGTCTGCGCTGTGGTTCTGGCGACCAACGATGGCAAGAAGATCACGTTTGAGGCGCGGGTGCAACAGACGGACATTACGAAGAGTAATGCGGTATTCGTGGGTTTGGCGCAGGCCGGCTCGGCCGCAGCCAACTTCCTCACGGACACTACCGGCGTTCCCGCAACGAATAAGAGCTATGTCGGGTTTTGGGCCAGCTCGACTAATGGCACCTCCGGCACTGGAACGTGGTGGCGCGCTGTGTGGTCGGTGGCGAACCGAGCTGGTTTCTCTCAGATTGCCAACGTGTGCTCGAACGAGGAGGGCATGGTGACGTTGCGCATGGAGTTTGACGGGGTGGACCGCTGGACCGTTTACGGCAATGGCGATCCGTCCGCTTCGCAGGTGATCTGGACGAACGGGGTTGCCCCTATCAGCACGCCGCTTCAGCCGATTCTCGCGGTGAAGGCGCTGGACCGATATGTGCCAAGCAGTTGGCGGACTGACCCAAGCATCAAGGTGGACTATCTGATGCTCCAGAAACAACGTTAGCAATCAGTTTGAGCAAGAAGGAGTAACGCTATGACGACAGAGGCTGAAACGACAGTTGACCCGGATGACTCCGCTGGAACGGATGCGGAACTGGCCGCGTGGAACGAGGACGATGCCGGTTCCACGAGAGCGCCGGCTGATGCTGATGCGCGCACAGCGTCCGGCACGGCTGCCAATGCTCCGGCAACATCCGGCGCGCCCGGCGCGAAGGGTGCGGAGTCTGGCGCAGGCAAGGCGGAGAAGAAGACCGCCCTGCAACTCGCCGAGGAGCGCGCTGCCAGTAAGCATGGCGGCACCACGTCTCCGGCCGCTTCGGACGGCGGCAGCGGCCCCGCGCAGGCTGCTGCGGCGGCGTCCGGAACTGAGCAGACAACCACTGCCAAAACGGGCGAGCACAAGAAGGCTGGGGATCCTGGCCAGGGTCAACCGGCGGCCGATCCGGGCAGTCTTTCGGACAGAATCAAAGCCGCTGTGAAAAGTGTTCTTGAAACGCACAAGGACCTGATATTGGCGGATCCTAGCCCGGAAGACGCCAATGCGACGACGACGTTGGCAAACTTGCATGCGGAGATACCAGCCATCACGCAACTGATTGCCCTACACACTGAGACTGCGCGCGATGCCATCCTGTCACAGGTTCGTGAGGATATGCGGGCGCTGTTAGGCGGCGACGAGGCGGGCGGCGGTGTGCAACAGTTGCGCGAGCAATTGCAGGCGGTTCAAGAACAACTGGGCCGGCAGCGGTTGTTTGGGGCATTGCGATCTGAGGAGTATGGCATGCCGGATGCGGAGCGCATTGTGGAGGATCCGAAGTTCGGGGAGTGGCTAGGTAAACAGACGCCTGGCATGCAGGGACTGGCTTACAGTCCGGACCCCGAGGACGCGGTGGCGTTATTGCGGGCGTACAAGGAGAGTACCGGCACCAAGAGTGCAGCAAATGTGAATCGGCGGTCGATTCGGAGCAGTCGTGCTGCCGCGGGCGACGGTCGTGTGCATGGCGGTGAAGAGGTGGATTTGGAGGCGACGTTCGATCAAACCGAGGTATGAGCATGAGGCGCAAGAAGGCGGGCGGCGAAGTATGGGACGATGTTCCGCAGGGTTTTGATGCGGCCCTGGACGACAAACGTTACCGCTGTTCCAATTTGCGATCTGACGGCAGCGCAGACCGTGCGAAGCGATGCAATGAGCTGCTGGCCGAAGGCCGGTTCGGGGCTGGGACGCGGCTGGAAATTCAATGCCCGCGTTGCCATGGCAAGTATAAAGAAGTTGTTGAGGTCGGACTGGTGCCGGCGGGCGCGGAGAATCGCGTCAATCGGTGCAAGAACTGTGGAGATATTTGGAGCGTCGGCGTCTTAGGCACTGGGACGCATGTACGCATAACGTGTAAGAAGTGCAAGTTTGCGTTTCATGTCGGCGTATTGCGCGCGGAGTAGCGCGGGAACGTCGACAAACTGCCGCGAAGCAGACCTATGAGTTTGGGTGTGCGGCCCAACACTGGCGTTATGCCAGGAAGGAGTAGGTTATGCCGAACGGGATCAATACTTATGGGGATATCAGTCCGAGGACGGGAGTGCTCGCCTCGAAAAAAATGCTGAAAATCGGGCTTCCGCTAATCGTTACCCAACGGTTTGCACAATTCGACGATCAGCCGATGAACTCGGGGCTCACCCGGAAGTTCCGGCGCTACCTGTCGTTTCCGGACGCGGAGGGACCGCTGACCGAGGGTGTCAGCCCGTCCGGCCAGGTGATCCGGTACAGCGACTACACTGCTCACCTGCAACAGTATGGTGACAAGGTGAAGCTCACCGACCTGATTGCGGATACGCATGAGGATCCGGTGCTTAACATCATGATCGACCGTTTGACTGATCAGTTCAGCCAAACGATTGAGAAGGTGACGCTGGGCGTCCTCAAGGGCGGTTCCAATGTGCACTACGCCAACAATGCTACTTCGCGCGCCAATGTCAATGCGCCAGTGTCGCGCGGCGATCTGCGCCGGGTGGTTCGGGCTTTCGACCGTAGTTACGCCATGCCTATCTCCAAGATCGTGCTGCCCACTCCCAACGTCAGTACAGCGGGCGTGGAAGAGGCGTTTTACGCCCTGGCCCACACGGACCTTGAGCCGGACATTCGCAACATCACGGGCTTCAGGCCGGTGACTGAGTACGGGAGTCCGAGCGCGGCGATAGCGGGCGAAATCGGCGCGGTTGAGCGCGTGCGTTTCGTGCTGACCAGCAAACTGAATCCGTACCTTCAAAGCGGCAAGGCGGGCCAGACCTACCTGTCGGGCGGTACTACGGTGACAGTCAACTCGGCTGCGGACGTCTATACGATCCTGCTCCTGGCGCGAGATTCTTTCGGTGCGGTGCGGTTGGCCGGGCACCAGGCTGTCAAGGTGATGGTCCTCAATCCGGGGCAGCCTCGGCATGGTGACGAAATCGGCCAGCAGGGCTCGATTTCCTGGAAGACCATGTACGCGGCAGTGCGGCTGAACGAGGCATGGATTGCGCGGCTCGAAGTCGCGTGCACGGCAAACCCGCAGTAAGGGTAGAGATAAACGATAACAATGGCCGGGCCTGCCGAGTGGCTGCGCCCGGCACCCTACAAATGATGTAGGGAGCGATAGAGCAGAGGCAAAACAGACGAAAGGTAGAACATGAATACATACTTCAAGGGTACGTTTTTGGGATCGGGTGCGGCACGGTATATCGGGCTGGGGTTCATTCCTCGGAAGGTGCATATCTGGAACGTCGAAGCGGCCGCCATGGGTCAACTGTGGTGGGACCGTGACATGACTCGTCATTCGCGGATGTACGAGGGGCAGTACGATACGGGTGCTGCGGTGACGGCGTTGACGGCCGGCACGGGAATCATTCGCTACTACGGCGGCGACATCATCACGGCGCAGGCTGCGACTCACCTGAAACCCGCTGCGAGCATGGATACCTATGCTGGTGATATGCGCGGCAAGGGTTCGGCCGGTCTGATATCGAACTGGGTGTTGGACACGCTGGCTAATCGCACGGGCCATTTCGATGTGGCTCTCAATACCACGTACGTGGGCATTGGTTCGCTGGTTCAGATCGGCGGCAAGGAATATGCGATCGTGGCGCTGTCGAACGACGGCGACGCGGCCGACGATGTGACGCTGAACGAAGCGGCGCCTTCTGGCGAGTGCGACCGGATCGACTATCTGTACGACCTGGCGCAGGCGGAGGTTGGTGAGCGGATGCCGCCTGGCATCTACCTGGCCGAGACGGCGAACGTGAACGCGACGAATGAGACCTGCTTCATCGAAGCGTGGGCCTGATCAGGGTGTCATTGGGGCGTCCGGCCTGTCGGGTGACTGGCCGGATTGCCTCATTTAACATAACGGGGTGATGACCTCGGAAGGGTGGTTAATATGGCAGAGCAAACAATATCACGGCGGATTCAGCTTTCGGACAAGGGCACTCCATTTCAGAGCGAGGATGCGGCCCGGAAGTATCTCATTCGCCAGGGGATGAATCCTGATGGGTACACTGTCGAGAAGTACCAAGGGGGATGGGCGATCATGGGGGTTGTTGGTGCTGGCGCGCCTGACGAGCCACCCGTGAGTCGGGGTCCGTATGAAGAGAAGATGGCAGGATTGACGCCTGTGGGGTTGCGCACGCTTCCTGACCAGCCGGTGACTGTGGCTGTTGACGACGGCGAGAGCTACCATTGGGTGCGTTTCATGTTGGCGGCTTCTGACAATGACCCCAAAGATGTGGAGCTGACGGTTAATGGCGATCCCTTGATTATTCAGCGCGGGGTTGAGGTGCCGTTGCCACGCCGTTACTTGGAAGCGGCTGACCATGCGACACACGAGACAATCGTGCACGGGGAAGTTGGCACGTTGACGAACCGGAGCAAGCCGCGGCGCGTGCAACTGTTTCCGTATGAGCGACTGGATCAACGGGCCTGCACGCGTGAGGACTTCTTGAGATTCCTCCGGCGCCAGGCGGATAGTTTGCCAGGGGCTGTGTTATGAGAGCGGGTATCTTCTACACGGTTGACCGATCCTCGGTTGTATCGAACGCCATCCGGAATGTGTCGGATGGTTTGTGGTCCCATTGCGGCATGACGTTCCGCTGTTCTCGGAAGTTCTTGGAGTCGATTGCCGATGGGCGAAAGCGTATTCCGCTGGCGCCTGGTGTGGAACTGGCTGCGCGCACTGTGGCGCGCAGCCTGATGAGTGCTGCCATTGTGCCGGACACGACGAGCTTCCTGTTTGAGAGTCGTGCGGAGCGCGATGCGGCGACGAATCGGACCGGGGTGCGTGGTCCGGTTCCGTTATCGGAGTTGGATATCTGGCAGGCGGAGTTGCCCGAGAAACGTGCTTATGCGCTGCAACAGATTGTGTTACCCAAAGGGGCGAATGCGGACGAGCTTGGGTTGTGCGCGTTTGGGATTTGCGCCTGGGCGAGTCGTAACGTCAGCTATGCGCCGCTGCAACTGTGGTGGAACTACGTCGGTTTCCGTGCCGGGCGTGGTGTGCCACTGGGCCGCAGGACGCGCGACAAGTGGACGTGCGTGGAAATGGTGGTTCGGGCATTGCCGCCGTGGTTTTCCGTGCCGAGCCTCGGGCTGGGTGACGTTCTTTACGACGAGTATGCGCCGTCTTCCAGGCGGTTGCCGAAGATTGGTCTTTACGAACTGATAGAGAGGTCGAACTGTGAGCTATCTCGGCAGTGACGTAGCGAGTGATGTGGGGAAGATGCTGGCGGATACCGGTGCTGTGCGGTGGACGAACGCGGCGCTCCTGCCGTACATCAACGCCACCTTGGACCTGTTGTGGTCGCACCGGCCGGATGCGTTCTACACGACGGCCGTGGTGATTGAGCAGCCGGCGTCCCTCGCGGCTATTGGTGATACGGTGCCCACGTTGGACCGCTGGCGCGAGCCGATTGCACACCGTGTGGCGGCATTGGCGTTGCTGGAAGATTCTACGGACAGCGCCAACCGTGACCTGGCGAAGACGCATTTACCGCTGTTTGAGGCGGCGCTGGTGGGGGCGCTATGAGCGCAGTGAATAGCTACGAAGATTTGCTGATTCAGGTGATGCCGCAAGTACCTGGCTGCCCGCGGCCAATGGTCTTGTCGGCGTTGCAAACGGCTGGCCGGACGTTTTTCGACCGCACAAAGGCGTGGCGGACATGGTTGCCTGACCAGGCGTTGACTGCGGATGTTCGTGACTATGTGCTGGCGCTGGCGGACGAGGCGGAGATTGCTGAGGTTCTGGAGGTGCGTTGGCTGTCGGCGGCTGATGTTGAGGAGGCTGCTGATGGTGAGCTAGTTGACTCGCTCCTTTACACCGTGTTGCGGGCCAACGGGATTACGACGTTGCGGTTCGGTGCTTCGGCGACGCCGGTCGAAACGGTTGCGGGTGGGCTGCGGGTGCGCGTGGTGCTGGTTCCGCTGCCGGTGGCGGCCCAGGTGGAGCAATGCCTGCTGCAATTGTGGTCCGATGCGCTGGTTGCCAGGGCTCTATGGTTTTTGAAGAAGATGCCGAAGCGGGACTGGACCGACGTGGGTGGCGCAGTGGATGCGGATCGGGAGTACCGCAAGGCGGTGAATGTGGCTATTGGGTCAGTGATGCGTGAAGGGCGGAGCGGAGCTGCAACGTGGACGCCTTAACGAGGAGGATGCGGATATGACGATTATGAGACGGTTAGAGCTGTTCGTTTGGTTTGTTTTGCTTTCGGTGGGCTTGTCGGGGACAGCGCTGGCACAGGGACCGCGTATCCAGGTGGATAAGCGGGGCGCTGGTCAGTATGACCGGATTGTGACGAGCAACCAGGTGATCATGGTGTTTTTCAATGGAAATGCGTCGTCGGTGTCGGTCTGGGCGCCAACCAATGTGCCGCTCTATGCGGCGATCAATCAGTCAAGCACGAATGAGTTCATCGAACGCGTAGCCATGACGAACGTGATTGTGATTCCGCCGGAGGGTTATTACGGGTTCAGCGCCAAGGAGGCGCTCCAGATTCAGAATCTGTGTGTGATGGTCGCAACGAATGTGGGCGGCGTTGCGCGGTACACTTGGGCGGCGCATTGACGGGGGAGGATGGCATGAGACGATATCTTGATTGGATGTTGACAGTTGTGTTGCTGCTGACGTGCGCGCGCGTAGTTGCGCAGGAAGGCATGTTCTATCAATACAATCCGGCGGCTATGCGGCGCGAGGTCGATAGGTTGACGCGCCAGATTGCCGGCACGGTGGCCACCAACGTCGCGTCCTTGTCTGGGACGAACTGGGCGATCTATCCGGCGCAGAAGACTATTGATGCGAACACCAACTGGATCAGCGGTGATGGCGATGCGGAGGGGGTGTTTGTAGACTCCGCTGGGGCTGTCTATGTGTCAAGTAACCTGGTTGTATTACCTACTGGCGCGCCGATACAAACGTACATCAATAGCATGCCGGAAGGTGGTACGATAATGTTGAGTCCGGGTTATTACGGTGCTCCGCTCATAAATACGAAACGTGGCGTATCACTTATTGGCGCCGGGGTTGGGGTGACTATATTGACCAACTTTTCGGGACAGCAATATGCGATAGGAGTGACCAATAGCAATGTCATTGTTTCAGATCTGTCGATCAAATCCTCGCACACAACATTTACTTTATGCGCGCCTGTTTTCGTGAGAGAGCCTCACGGATCTGGACAGCCACTCACCAATGTTGTCCTTCGAAATCTGGATATTTATGTAGTTGACGATCCAGCATCCGTAACGTCCTTCGGTGCATACATTAGGGACACGCAATTTACGATTGATAATTGTAATATATTGGCTTCGACGACATCGAAATCAGCCTTTGCATTTGCTATCGGTGTTGTTGTTCGAAACCCCAGCAACACTATTTCAACGGCTTCAGTGATAAAGAATACACGAGTAACTACATCGGACGTTGGAGTTACTCCTACATCTGGAACGGAGCGGGGCATCAGTTGGAGCGGAAATGCAGGGGTAGCTAATATACTTGAGGTGCGCAATTGCGTCGTTGCCATGATTGGTGGAGCCACTGGGTCGTCGGCAATCGTAAACATCGCGCCATCTAATGTGATGTATGTATATGACACCTATTTAGAAGGTGCTTCCACTAATCTCGCTAGCTGGAGTGCTGATGCCGATATATATGCGTACAACGTGACTGCATCCAATGGCATAATTAACGGTGCAGTCAATTGGTACGGCGGTTATTCCGGAAGTAATATGTTCGCTAAGGCGCTTGGCATCAACACCAACGTACCAGCGGCACCGCTGCATGTAGCTGGTCCCATCATCTGCACAACGAACTACCTCTACTACGTCAACGCTACGAGCTGGGTGGCGCAGACGGCAACAATCAACTACATGCTGACCGTTCGCAATTCGAACTCGGTAATAACCGTCATCACAAACACATGGACACCGTAAGGAGGTCGCTTATGAACTGCTCGCTTATTGCCGGTTGCCTGGTTGTGGCACTTTCGGGTTGTCAGTTGCCGGACTGGAGGCC